ATATAATATGCATCTATAATATCATTGACTGGATTTATTACATTTGTTGACCTTGGTGTCAGCTTTGATCTCAAATCAATATCTCCATGTTCTTCAATAAATGCCTCATACATTTTTTCTTTTGAGGCGTTTCCAGACCCAGATGCAAATTTCTTAATCTGGGTTGGAGCAATAACCTCAACATCAATATATTCTTCCCACAGATTGTATTTAAGAATTGCAGTATTTTCGGCTATATTAAAAACTCTTCCAGTAGACCCGAACGAATATCCTTCTAGATAAACCTGACCAACTTTAAAGTGTTTTAAAATCCCAATTGCCCAAGAACTGATATCATCATACCTATCTATATCATCTTTCCACGGGTTATGATTACATCCCTCTAAATTACCATCTCTAAATGTCTTAAATCTTGCCAAATTAGAACGAAAGAACACCGAAGTATTCTCAAACGAAAGAGGACCACTCTCTGTATTGTATATACAGACCGCAGGGCATGTCAAAGAATAATCAATTCCTGCATAGACAGGCATCACTCATCATCCCTATCATAATCCACATTATAATCTCCGCAGAAAGGACAATATCGCGCCTGTTCCATGAACCCATCCATCTTTGTAAAAACAGAATATGCTATATCGCACTCACGGCACTCAATATTGAGTTCTACTATTTCTTCTTCGTTCTCGTCCAATGGCATTAAATAATCTCACACTCCCCACTTGTACATGCCATAGTCTGTGACCCCACAGTTTGGTCGGATGTCTCATAGATACCGAGGCGAGTCCAATCCAAATCCTTTGGCATGAGCTTATTGGCTTTCGTGAATTCCTGCTTATCAACTTCCATAAATGGTGCTTGCTTATATATATGCTCCGTGTGAGGGAGGAAAGAAACACCTGTCAATTCGTCAAAGTGTTCATATACCCATGCACCCACATCAATCCATTCGTGTTCCTTCACCGTTACAGTACAGGATGGATTGTGTTCACACCAATGTCTCTTGTATGTCAACCATCGTTCTAGTTGCTCTACCGCAGATAAGTCGCTGGTTACGATTGCATCCTTTGGTGCTGCCACAGGAAAAGAAAATACATGATTGTGTTCTGGTGCAATTACATCATCTTCTACGGGAACGCCATAGTCAATCATAAATTTACTTACTGGATCTTTCTTGTCTGCACGAACGGTACGAATGTAATAGGGCGAGAAGCGTGAATGAATACCGCTTGCCGAATCTACCAACACAGATACTGTTCCTGATGGCTTGACCGTTGTGATTGCCGTTGACGGTGGGATTCCTAAGTTTGATGACCATTCATTATTCGTATCAATGGCAACTTGCTTGAGAATATCAAGAACACCGTCAAGCCCCTTTGTCTTTCCATTAGTTAGCTTGTTGTCCATGATTCCCGTCAAGCTGACACCGAGCAATCGTTCATCTTCTGCATTCTTCTTCCAGTCATTGCGAAGATAGCGGAACTTCGTGAGTGTTGCCTGCATTGTTCCGATGATTGTCGCGAGACGAACCTTTCGCTCAAGGGTTGCCATATTATCACCTGAACGAACCACCACCTCAGAAAGATTACAGAATCCCTTCGGACGAAGAATAATTTCACTACATGGATTTACACCGAACTCATAATCAGCATCACGCCTTTCGTTTTCTGCTGCCTTCTTCTTGAGAGCTTCGCGATTTACAATACCACGCTCACCACTCTTTGAATTATAAAGCGAAAGCCACTCTGCCATGAACACACCGATGTCTGGCTTTTCTTTGTAGACTGCCGAATTATTTGAAAACGAACGATGTTGTTCTGTGGTATACCATTGACCTGTCTTGGCATGGCGCATTCGTTCATCCGTCAAATCAGAAAGAGAAATCAATGCTGCTCTTCGGACACCGCCGACCACAACACAGGATGCAACATGACACATTAGATCGTGACATTCCAAAGAAGTCAATCGTCTTCCAGATGAAACGCGGAAGGTATTGATAAATGCATCAAAGGTTGCAACCAAGGGTTCCGGTCCAGATGCACGACCACCAAACACCTTCAATGGTGCGCCAGCAGGACGAACATTGGATGTATCAATATGAGGAACCTGTCCTGTATAAAGCATGGCAACCAATTCCTTGAGTGCCTTTGCCCAACCGAGCTTGCTGTCTGCAACAACAATTGTTGTGTCTGTCTCATGAAATTCTTCGGCAACGAGAGGCAGATTTTCTACATGCATTGTCTCCACAGAGAATCCAACGCCCGTGCCATTCATGAGAATATAAAGAGCCTCATCAAATGCGCGAGGAGAATCCACTGCCACAAAAGAACAATTGTATCCTGCAATATTTTCTCGTTCCAAGGCAGGCCCGGCAGTCATCAGAGATCGCATGGAAGGCATCACTTCCATATTGAGAATAGCATCGTGAAGTTCTTTCTTGATGCTTGAAATTGTGCCCTTGGTATTTTCTTTAATATGTTCTTCAAAGAAATCCACATAACGGTCCACAGTCTCGCCCCATGTTTCTCGTCTTTCCTTTTCTGGCAACCATCTTGCATATCTGGATGTATGAATATACTGTTGCAACGGGGACATTTCAGGCTGCACTTCGGACATGGGCTTCTACTCCTACTAGATTTTTCCACGAAATCGGGAATTGTTGTTTAGCAAAATAATCAATCTTATTTGCAATATCTCTGGTTTCTTTCTGAGTGTCTTTTGCACATCTCAGGTTACATACTCTGGCAAATGCATACAGCGATCCCGTCCAATACCATTCTGTCATAAGACTCTGTGGTAAAACCATACGAGATTGTTCTGCACACACACCAGCATCAATCAGTTCATTATATAGGGCTATTGCTTTGCTACTTAAACTCTCTACTGCATCGGTTACTGACTTCTCATTAACAAGAAGCCAATCAACCGTTTCTGTTTCTGAAGACCCTTGCTTTTTGTTCTCTGGATTCGCACGCCACGATTCGGGAGAATATAACTCGGGTTCACTTTGTACATATCTTCGTGATACCTCGTTCCATGTTAAACCAATTTGATGCTTCACTAATTGTCTCGCAACAAATATTGGTGCCTTAATTCTAAATTGTAAAGTACAATGACCAAAGGGAGTCCAGTGATTATGTTCCGCGAGAAACCTAATCAAACCTTCATCCCCCATCGACAATTCTTTTGATTGTTTATTGAAACTTACTCGGGCAGCATTGACAACAGTCAAGTCGCTTCCCATATAGTCTACCAATTCCACATCCATCATATACTACACCTTTTCCAGCTATTCAAAGTTGCTACCGCTTTCAAGCCCGAGAATGTATTTGTATTTATCACATCCTGAATTTCACTCGGAGACTTTCCGGCAAGAACCATATCATTGATATCATTTTCTTCAATAGTTTCAGGCCAGACACAAACCTTATATCCGGCATCAATCATTTTTTTCATTCTTTTTACAATTTCTTTATTGCGTGGTTCATTGTCGAAAACCAAAATACATTTGTCTTTACGAATTTCTTTTTCCAGCTTCGCAAAGTCTGCCCCTGCCACTGCAATGCAGTTATCAAGGAACAGCGAATCAATCGGACCCTCGACTACGGTCACGGGTTTCCTTGCATTCCGTTTGATCTTTTCAATTCCATATAACATAGGAACCGTATCATCCAGACGAAACGCAAGATACCTTAATTGAACGGTTTCATCCAATGCCCTTGCTGCCAGACCGACTGCCCTTCCATCCCTATCATAGAAAGGAAGAATCAAACGGTCATGCTGGCCATTAATTCTATTCTTATACTTGGGGTCAATGCGCTCAAGGTTCCTGTCATTATGTATATAATACAAACGACTGTGGGATTCTTTGGGAATTTTTCTCTTCTCTAGGAAAAGAAAAATCTTATGATTGACAGGAAGTCTATCAACCCTTTGGGCATCAAGAACCTTTTCAAAATAATCCACATTTTTATCTATCTTCTTTTTCTTCTTCTGATTTTTTCCCTTGACCACAAACCGATTATCCTTCTCATCCTTGAATCCTTCAAGAAG